TAACCTCCCTAATTAACTCCTCGTATTCCATTCTCCTTGGAAAAATAACCCACACATCCCCAACTTAGGGCTACTATATTTACTAATCATCAAATACCCCTCGAATGTAAAGGGCTCATAAAATGTCTCATTTGAATTGTTCATCAAATAATCCACATCAATCCATGTCACCCGGAGGAGGGGCTCCAAAACTTCACATGCAACATTGGGGTAGTTTAACTTGATATATTCATATCTATTTTGAATCACATTGAAAAATGTCATAACAACATCCTTGAATTCCTCATTATATTGTTCAAACAATTCTTCGATGAGATCAAGATAAACTTGTTCACGCTTATCTTGATACCAATGCCTTCTCATTTTGGTAAAACCCTTGAAACACATAGACCCCCTACACATTGGACAGGAAGCCTTACCCTTCATATACCACGACTTTGTACATCCATGACAGAATGAATGCCCGCAAGTGAAGTGACATCGTGCATTACTTTCGTAACATACTGGACACTCCATGGACTTTGCAGAGTCCATTGTTCTTGCAGGGTAGACCCTTTTGGGTCAGGTGGGGGCAGTGAGTACCAGAGAGAAGAGCCTTCAACTTCTCGTTCTCGTTGCGGATGTATTCGTTTTCAGCAATGATAGCAAGAAGTTCCATTTTACTTATTTTTTAGTTTAATTACAATCACTTAGGACATATTTACATTGTTGGGAGCCTTCCACCCCAAGCTAAGATTATATCCAGTCTCCAACTTCGAACGCTTCACGAGATGCTTCAAAGACAGCTTTGATGGGTCATTTTCCCCAAGCATCAACTTTCGGGTCTGGAAATAAACACCACCCCTCTGTGGGTTCTTATGGTAAGCACCATTTCGATGACTTTTCAGTTCCAACTTTTTATCTTTACCCGTCCTAGAAACCATATAGTATGGGAAGTTAGTAACAAAATATTTCCACTGGGAACCTTTCTGCTTCGTCTTGGGAACATATTTGTGGATCAAATTCCAAACAACGATTTTGATGTATAGAAGTCGTTCCCTCGGATCTTTGTAAATAGGTTCAGCAAGTCCGTTGTCAACCATGAATGAAATGAAAGATTCAACGTAGCAGAAATGGTGCTGTGAAAGTTCGTCGTATTGAGAAATCTCAAACATCTTCCTAACTGAAGCTGGAACAACTTTCAATTCGTAATGCTTCTTGAATTCCGCGGGGGTGGATTTCACATCACCCCCCGTAGGTTGGGGTCGACCGATTTTGTTGGTCGTGATAATCTTGTATTTACCATCATAGACCTTCTTGAAATGATTCTCAAATGGAGATTCAGAGTTTGCCATCGAATCGTAGACAGTGACAGTTTTAGTAGCATGACTCACTCGAGCCATTCCGTAATGCCCGAAATTAGTTCCGTTGTTGGGCATCCATTCAATCATAATATATTCAAGTCCAGACTTCTTCATAGGAAGTTTGGTGTTGTTTGAAGTTTTTAGGCACCTGAAGGTGACCTTTTTACCTGTCTCCTTCAGTAAGGCTCTGATGATCTTCTCAAAAACACCACCCGCGTGTAAATAAAGTTTAGCCATCTCCGAAGCATCTTCGATAGCCATAAGTTCACGTGCACGCGTAAGCTTGTTCATCCGCGATTCGAGATAATCCTTTTTATCAATGTTCGAAGTAGTCTCCCCCTTGAGTTTCAAGAGGGTCCTCTTCGCGGGTCCATTTTTTAATAATTTTACTGGAGTGAGCTCCATTATACTACATAATTACAAAATTAGTTATCACTTAGGTAGTATAATGAGTGAAAAAAAGACAAGAATTAAACGCTATGAACCGACCATCCCGTGCAAGTAAGGTTATCTCAAATCACACACACTGGAAACGACCCTCACGGGCTTCTTCAAAATGACCACACCTAACGTGATCACATTTAGAATAAACCCCAATGTTGTCATCATCATTAGGTCACGGAAACTGTCTTCACATTGTATAAATCCAAACATGTATATTAATAAAAACTATCCTCTAAACCGATTCGCTCATCATGCTATGCAGGTGCTCACAAAAGTTTTGGAGCTTGGGGATGATCTCCTCGTTCCACGTCTCATCATTCTTCTCGATGAAGTATGACTTCCTTTCGTCATTGAACTGCTCAACCAATCGACAGTACTTGATGTCCTTCAACATCTGAAGGTACGTCTGACATTGCACATTTTCGTAGTCCCTCACCCGGTTGAAAAGACACTTAGCACGGTTCTTGATCTCCACCAAGGTCCTAGAGCCATCCTCGTTCTCTTGAATTCGGTCAATCCTCCCAACAATCTGATACAAAGTCCCCTCGATCGTGCAAATATCATGGGTGTAGTAGGTCTCATCTCTCTTCAAAATGGCACTGTCAAGGTCAGCCGTCTTATCCTCGTTGCGGGTGCCATGATTGGTGTAGAGGGTCTTACGGATGTAATCCTTGGTGTCGATGATCTCTTTGGGGGTCAGACCAGAGTACTCAAGTTGATGGTAAAGAGCCCTCGTTTTCTCGGAAACATCCATACTCGTCTCAGACTTGAAGGACATGGCAGCATCCAGGATCTTCCTCGTTGTCTCCTTAGAGTTTAGGATCTTCACAGCCTCATCGTCCCTCAAGTTCCCCTCGAAGGTGGCAGGATTGTACTTCTTCCACAATTTAGACACGAGTTCCGGGCGTTTAGTGAAACCAATACCAATAGCAGAAGAAACGTCTGACGCCGGGATCACAACCTTCGGGATTCCCAAAGGCTTCAAAGTTCTCTCATGTCCGAAGAGGTAGGGATACACCCTTCCACATGCGATGCAGTCTGCTAAAGAGTTGTGGGCGTTCTCAAAATCCACACCAAAAATTTCCTTATATAGGACCCCCAATCTAATCGGAGTCAGAAACCTTTCCTTATACAGATCTAGGGTGCATCTGAAATTGAGATTCTGAATCAGAGACAGATCCAGTTTATGCCGAATTATCTCAGATCTGAGGACCGAGGTGTCGAAAATTGCGTTGTGGGCAACCATCGTAGTCGTCCGCGGTCCAATGAACCTCATAAAATCGAAGAAGACTTCGGTAAAGTAACGACCATCTTTCATAGCCTTTTCTTGGGTGATACCATGAATATCAATTGACCCCTGACTGATTTGGAAGTCGGACGGGTAAATAATTTCATCAAAAGTATCGATAAGACGACCCCTTGAGGAGAATCTCGCTGCGGATAGAGATACTGCTCGACACGTGTCAAAACAGTGTAGAGTTTCTGGGGTGACGACGACGTTTCGACGACCAGTGGGGAGGCCGGAAGTCTCGAAGTCGAATGCGATGTACTGCATGCAACTCATGTTAAATTTGATTCTATTTAAAACTTTATATTCCTACTTAGGTAAGATGTGCTTGCGCCTTTGGACCCTACTTGGATACAGGTACCACCCCCTAGAATGCTCATGCGATCTGTGTGGCAACAACTTCGAATTTACAGAAGATCTTGTCGCACATATAAAACATCACAAAATGAAAGAAATTGACAAAGTGTTATCACAAGGATATGGAATAGTTCGTTGTAATAGATGTTGGACATCTTTCATATCCACAGAAGCATTCACAGAACATCACTGCGCCCAAAATACATCACGGGCTCTTACAAAAATCACAATTTCTGATCCATAGTTGATGGAAACACGAGAACATTTTCCTCAATAATTTGACATTGATAGTTACCAACACTACAAATGTGATCAAGTTCAAATCTCGAAACAAACTGAATGAAAAATGACTTTTCTACTTCAGCTTCAAGAAGAGTCTTGTAACAGTACGCATCATTGAAGGTTTTAAACGCAACAATTTTACCACCCCCGGTATATGTACCACGCTCACGACCAGATACGTATCCCATTATATGATACGTATTACACGCACTGACAATCCGAGAAATCTTACGTCTCACGGGGACGGGTCTATGAATCAAGGGGGACTTAACTGCCAACATTGTTTTTTAATTCCACTGATATTCACTTAGTTTTTAAAAATTTACAATCCAACACACAATTACAGTATCCAAGTGGGGAATACATCCAATATTTAGACGCGTAACACGACCATGGTAAATACATATCCCTAGTTATGTACCGAATCAAACGATCCCTGTATATGCTCATATAATTACTTAGATTTTTCTCGAACAGACCAACGTCCATTTATCAGTGAATTCCTCTTTTCCCAGTCTGTAACCTCGACCGTATCACACGGTGGAAAAATAATCGCATCTTTGTTAATGACTAAACAATCATACGAGGGGTTTTCGATGACAATTCTTGGGACACATTCTACACGAGTCACCATAGTCGAAATAGACTCCAAGAACATCTTGTACCTGTGAGCATCGTCGTATGTGAGAAATGCAATAATATTATTCACTGGAAGCTCATCATCGTCATAACTTTGAACCGAATAAATTCCATCAGCATACAAAGTTAAAATGTAAAATGCATCCGTCTCAAAAACCTGATATAGGTGTCTGCTGTTCCTGTGAATAATTGATCGAACGGGTTTGATAGATTTACGAGGCTTGGAGCGCACACGACTCACACGTTGTGGAAGTGGTGATCGAACTGCAAACATTTATTTATGTATAATGCGTTTCTTTAAACGAGTAGTCTGGATAATGCTTCCGTAAATAATTTTTGTTGTTCATGAAAATTGTCAACTTTTCAATCTCACTCATACCCTCCGTAGTCAACCAAACAATCTTCTCATCGTGCTCGACCGCTGTATTCATAGTAAAACTGATATTCTCCACAACTCTTGGCACCGGAATCAAATGCTTCTGTAAAGTAAATAATCGTCTCGTGGCCATCTTAATTATACAAATAAATAATATTACTTAGGTTTATAGATGAATGCGTTGAACAGAGGTGTTGAAACAATTTACAAAAAGGATGATAAAAAACTCTTCAAGTTGAAAGGTGAGGAAATTGTTCGTTCATCTAGTGTGTGTCAAGATGAAGTTGAAAAGTCATTCGTGACAGAATCTGTCAAAACCGCCGACGCGTTAGTTATTGCTTACGACGTCTATAAAACCGGAGTTAGGGGATCGATTAGGGGGTTCGCATGTGTCCAGTTCAAAACCTATCCAGATTGGATCTACCTGGATTTGATCTGCCGTGGATCTAACACGAAAATGAATTATAGAGGGAAACCCTCAGCCGCACCGGGACGAGCCTTAGTCGAGAACATAAAGGCTATAGCACGATCGATGAAGCGGAAGGGTATCGTGTTGTCCGCAATTGACGGTGTTATCAACTATTACAAGAAACTGGATTTCCAGGTTGCAGCCGCGGATCTGACTTGTGATAGGAGACGAACACAACCCAGAAAAGCGCGAAATATAACTTTGACGAAAGATTTTTACAAGAATGGTTCGAGGTTGTACGAGGGTGAAAATAAAAAACTAAAAGCCAACAACTATGGCACCCTCATGCAGTGGTGCTTGTAATTAGCCAGTACGTTGTCGTTTTTCTAATTTATTAGCCATACGTACAAGATTATTAAGTGATGTCGTAGAAATTTTAGATCTAACTACGTTTTTTTGTCTATCAGATAATTGTTTTGTATTCAAGTAACTATTAAGCTCGCGTTTTCGCTGCAATTCAACTGCATTCTTTTTCATTTTAGTTAAATTTGAACCATTATTATTGAGGAGTCTCAAAAATGCATTTTTATTAGTAGGTGTTAGACGTGTAAATCTAGCATTGTTTAGATATGCTTGTAGATTTTGCTTGGGTGTCAGGTTCGCGTTCGTGGCGTTGGCTTGGTTCTGGTTGTTGGGAGTCCGATTCACGGTCATGGCGCTGGCTTGGTTCTGGTTGTTGGGAGTCCGATTCACGGTCATGGCGTTGTTGCGAGACCTCTTCTTCGAGGGGGATCCACTCACCACACTCACCCCTCCACGGGTATCGAGTATTTGAGAACCTTCGGGTAAAATACTATTAATCACGGTTTTGATACCAGCTCTCTTTGAATTGTTACTTATCTTATTTTTCAGTCTAGAATAAGCATTTATAAGTTTATTCGCATCGTCTTCACCCCAATAGTCTTTAAATTTAATGATTGAATTTGCGATAGTATTTGCAGTGGTGGTATTTGTCGCATTCGCAGAACTTATCCACTGGTTGGGAAGTCCTTTGAGACCTGGAGGTAATTTTGGTTTGTTGCGTATCATTTTTTGGAGAAGTTCTTGGTCTGGTGCCGCCTCTCGTAATCGATTGGCAACCGTCTTCGAACTAACATTGGTGGTTCGTAAGCATGCCTGGTTATTGTTTAATCGAACATTACATGAACTTCTACCTCTGAAATTCAGAGTGGAAAATCCACTGTAGATGACAAATCCTGTGGCCGCATCCTCGATCATACATTTGACCTTTCTGTTCCCCTTTGCGTTTATGTAAAGACCAGCACCGACACCCATTCTATCACCGGTCGCCACGACTGTATTGTATTGAGCCGCATACACGTATTGGGAAAGATCACCGAGTGTTTTGAAGAGTGCTGGGATCACACCCTGTGCAGGCTTCAAAATCAACCACGGTCCATATTTTTTGATTGAATTTTGCACGATTGTCTTACCCACTAATCCATTGTACGTAACATTCCCCGTCAATCTTTTGAACTCATCCTTAAATTTCGATTTGAAAGTGAATGTTTTATTACCAGTTCTAAATGTAGAAGGGATTTTCCGAAACTCCGTCCTTCTCGCCGCCGCATTGGCACCCTTCATATCCTTGACTGTTGTGGGTACCGAGAATGGAAGATTATTCTTAGAAAACAAAGAATCGTGAAGCATGTCGTAATAAAGAACAGCCAGTACATCATCCGTCAATTTCAGTTCCTGTACATTTCCCTTATTTCCTAGGTCTTCCATGAACCTTATGTCATCAACTTTCTTGAGGAATTCTATGAAACTCTCGATATATTGATTAGAATTCATACCAGTTCCATTTTGACTAATGTTCCTCTTGTTCGTTATCTTGGACCCAAATTCCATCCTCATAGTCTCTTTGATCATTTCTTTGAAAATGGTCTTCGTGTCACGTGGAGTATTGATGGCTAACTCACTCTTAGACAACGCGATGCGTGGATTATATCCCAGATCCTTCCGAACCCCACCTTTAACCTCAATCCACTCCGTCACGTAAATGACATCATCTGACTGGTTTGCTTTAGGATTTGGTAATATTAGTTTATACTCAAATGGACTAAAGTCCAATACAACTCGTGGATAACATTCTTGGTTATTCTTCGCCTTTACATTCTTTCCAAGATTGTACGTATACTTAAAATCAATCAAACGTGTTTCGATATAATTTCGAAGGCTCCAATTTTTAGACACGAGCATACCAGGATCACACAATCTTGGTGTGTTGAAGAGGGTAGGTACACCTGACTGTTCCAAAACGTGAGCCAAACTCATGCGATTTTCTTGGTCGAGAGATGTGATTATATTCTTCCATGAAGACCCCCCAACGACAGGATACTGGGATTTACACTGTTTGTGAAAGGTGAGACAATCTGATTTTAACGCTTCGATTACATCAGCCAGAAATGCTATATCAAAGGTTTTTGAACCCGGTGACTGTTTTCTACTTTCAGCATTCAATGGAACATCAAAAGCCGACAGATCCTGGAAAATATTTCCATCGTCTGAAACAGAGCACGCGTTCCGTGCCATATCTACTATGACCTGAGATTTTTTCTCAGGTCATAGTAAATGTCGTCAGTTGGTTCAGTCAGCGGACCACTCAGAAACTACAATTTGAACAATACTGCCATGTCCGCAATCAGCAAATCGGGCAAGAAGGCTGGTTTTACCGGTAAGAAACTTGCTATTTTTGTTGCGGTCATAACCTCAACTCTTCTAGCGATGAGTGCACCCACCCTCGCCCTAGGTATTAAACAGCAACGCATGAAATACAACCGTAACGCGAGGGCTATCGATCAGAGGTTCGCTCTTGATAATATGAAGATGAATCTTCAACAAAGGGCGGCTCTCACCAACCTCCGCGAACTCGCATTCGAAATTAACAGTAAGGCGAACACCTTGACCCTTAAAGAACTCAACCGTGCTCGTCTCGTCAACAAGAATGCCAAGAATATCGCATCTAAGGCGGCCGCTTCTAATGCGTTTCGCCAGGTCATGAACCTCCCCATTAAGACTGTTGCGTCCGTCACAGGTGTGGGTGAGAATGCCCTTAACGTCATCTCCAAAACTTCCACGAATGTGAAGAGGACTATAGCCGCTGGAACTGAAACTGTCGCCAAGGGTGCTGAGAACGTGGGAGAGACCGCTCGTGTGATGACTGGTGGTATGAAGAATACCGCCAAGTTCCTCGGTCCCTACGCTTTTGTTATGACTATGATCGCCATCATGGCGGGTCCCATGACCTCTGTAACGGTCATATCCCGTGCCGTCAATATGGTGACTGGTATGATGTCTAAGGGTATTCCCATGACTAAGAGTGTAGTCGTAAAAATTTTCAATATGCTCTACGCTTCCCCCACGGCTGCGACCAACACCCCAGTACCCTCTTCCAACCGAATTGTCAACCTAAATAACAATTGAATGTCAGCTCCCGAGTTTAAAAATTAGTAATCAAAGCCGAAACATCAGTTCATAGACCCACTGCCCATCGACGATCTCCTCTTCGATGAGTTTTTCTTTGAGTTGTTCAAGTTGGGTCATTTTAGACCTGAGTATAGCAAGGGTCTCATCATAACAATCTCCAACAATTAGATCAATCTCCTCGTCGATAAAAGCTGATGCATCTTCTGACATGTTCCGGTAATCGTAAAAACGTTTACCAAAACCATAGGTTGTAACCATTTCGCGTGCAATTTGATACACCATGGCATAATCCGAAGATGCACCAGTGGTGATACGATCCTTTCCATATATAAGTTCCTCAGCTGCACGACCACCTAGAGCCACCTTGATTTTAGAAAGGAGGTACTCTTTCGTGTACATCGCAGAATCTGCATTCTCCTCTTGTGGTTGAAAGAAAGTTACCCCACCAGCTGCACCCCTGGGGATAATAGAAACTTTACGCACGGTATCGTAATCAGGTGCAAGAACACCTATGATCGCGTGACCAGCCTCGTGGTAGGCGACGAGTTCCTTCTTTCGTAACGAGAATTTCACATCCCCCTTAGCCCCAACAACGATGCGCTGATACACATCTTCTATAATCTCGTTGTTGATAGTTCCACCCGCATCCCTAACAGCCCGGATAGCGCACTCATTTAGGAGGTTCGCCAGGTCAGCCCCAGAAAACCCAGTGGTCTGCTTAGCGATGTTTTCGAGATCCACTGTGTCGTCGAGCTTCTTGTCCCTCGCGTGTACACCTAAAATCTTATTGCGCCCCTGGACAGTCGGGAGGGATACTTGGATCTTACGATCGAAACGACCGGGTCGGAGGAGGGCTTCGTCCAAGATATCAATCCTATTTGTAGCGGCAATCACAACGATGCCAGTCTCATTATCAAAGCCATCCATCTCCGTAAGAAGTTGGTTTATCGTTTGCTCTCTCTCATCGTTCGCAGGGAATCCTGCACCCCCACGCTGCTTCCCAACCGCATCGATCTCATCTATGAAAACGATGCATGGTTGATTCTCTCGTGCCTGTTGGAAGAGTTCGCGTACGCGCTTTGCTCCAACACCCACGAACATCTCAACGAAGCTCGCGGCAGAGCACTGGATAAAGGGGACACTTGATTCACCAGCAATCGCACGGGCGAGGAGGGTCTTCCCTGTACCCGGGGCACCAGCGAGGAGGGCACCGCGGGGAATCCTGGCACCACTACCAAAGTACTTTTCAGGTTGTTTAAGGAAATCTACAATCTCCTCGAGTTCCTCTTTAGCAGCGTCAATGCCCTCGACATCGGCGAAGCGGGTATCAACCTCTTGGTCCATAGTAAATTCATTAGATCCCAAAAAGGGATTGGGCATCCCACCACCTTGACTAGAAAAGAATGTACGGGCGAGTGTATAAATGTAAGCGACGAAGAAGAATACAAGTATGCTATCGATCACTGACACGGGTTGAGAAACATCTACAATCACATCGGCATCACTTTCCGTGAGAACCTCCCAAAGTTTTTCATTTTGAACAATTTGGACATCCCCGTAATCACCATTCTCCTCGTAAAATTGGGCTATATTCTTATTGGGTTTTACAACAACTACTGGGAGTTCCTTTTCCTTCAAACTGTGTATAAATTGACTATATGTTTTGACTTGATATTCGGGTTTGCGCTCCACTCCCTTTATAGAGATACTGGGTGCTGTAAGACTGAACATCTTTCTATGTGCACATTTTTTTAGAATACCCTATGACCGCACACGTGATTCGCTTCCCCGCATGCCCAGTTGTCAAACTATCAGAATGACCACCCATCCCCAAGTCGTCCGGGCTTTCGTGAATCACGAGGGATCTTCCAATGACATTCGCTTTGGTTCCTCGCAATTTTATGAGGTCATCTTCCATTGTAAATTTACAGACACCCTTAGAGTCGAAGCGGATGTTACCAAGATCCCCAACATGTCTCTCCTTGGAGCCTGGTCCGCCATGTTTCTTACCATAGGGGTTGAAATGACCACATGCACCCATACACCTGTCGGTCAGGTCACCCGCCTCGTGAATGTGAATTCCGTGTGCGCTGTTTTTGTACTTGTTTGATTTTAACACTCCCTTTATTACAACTTTGCTACCCTTTTCTACAAACTCGACAACACCTTTGATGTTGGGATGATTGAAAAATGTTGTTGCTACAATCATTTAATATTCACTGGGATTTTATATCGAGCAAATGACATCTTCTCCATCATGTAGTACATTTGATATCCATCCACAACACTTGGACATCTATACTGATCCGGCATACACTCGGGAATGCCTTCATTTGAATAGTAGGCTGTTTCACTCCTACGCTCTTCAAAGTGGGAAGGATGGTGGTTCATTAGCCATGTCAAATGTTCGGCACACGTGTGTATCTTACCATATCTACGGGTGTATTCGAGAGTCAAAGCCATCCCAATCTTACACGCGTACATATAGTTTTCAAGTTTTGACCCGACCCACATGGTCATCGGGTGTTTTTTATGTGCTGGGCGGTAGCCCCTCCTCTTTCCATCCTTCGTGTATGGTGCGTGTTGTTCGATGTAGTCTTCCTCATTGGAAAAATACCAAGCTGTGTAGAGCATTTGACATATTTCCAATTGGATTTTGACGACATGTTGGTCACAAGATCTCTCGGCAATTTCACGAGGAACAAGTGAAAGAAAGAAAATATTCATTTACATTGTTAGTTTTCATTACAAACTTAGGTTTCTGGTTCCGAAATATACTCTTCTTCGTCGGGGACGTCTTCTTCATCAGGTTCGACGTCCATCTGTCCCTCTTCTTCGGGGATGATATCCTCTTCCTCTTCCTCCTCTGGTGGATCTTCGATTATAATTTCTTCTTCTGGTTCCGGTTCCGGTTTCTTCTTCACCTTCTTCACCTTCTTAACTGCAGCTTTGTCGAAAATCTTCTCTAGAATACCTGCAACCTTTTTAGAATATACAATCTTTTTTTCGTAATTCTTTTTAATTTTTTCGATAAACTCTTCACTGAATCCATGTGACTTATACACCCGAATCACCTCCTTGATCGGGGGAAATTTCGCATGACTGTAATACTTTTCATGTAATGTAGCAATCTCCGTGTTAAGCTTGATCCGGACAATCCCACTTTTAAGAATTCGTAACGTCACGTGCACAGTATCAGCATACACGATATCGGGTTCATTTGTTTTTTCTGGTGGTTGATACGGTGTTACGGGAGGGAGATTAGGTTCTTCATAAGGAAGACCCATCTCTTCGTTATTTTTTTTCAGCATTTTCAGGTACCGCTCTGTTTTATAGACGGGTGCCTTTTTGAACTCAAAGAATACAGTTGGTTTGGAGTTGATAATATTATACAAAATTGATCCCTCGGAGGGTTTATCCACCACCCGCGACGCAATCGGCTGCCCATAACGTCTCGGGGGACGCCTGAATGTAACCATCTTGTCTTTTTACGTCTTCACTCTCTAACTTAGGCTTTAAAAAAAAATCAAGCTCCGCGCGAATCAAGTGTGCAGATTGTTGATTTTGGTGTGTGTAGTACGGACCCCAAATCTCAATAACTTTCCGCTCCTTGTCATACCACAAGTAGTCGAGTCCCAACTTTTGGGTGAGCCAATAGAACTTCTTACCAGTCTTCCCAATGAACGCGAATAACTGATCATCCGTGTAATCGGAGACACTGACTTGAGAGTAATGTGCGTTCGGTGGTGTGTAAGGCGCCATCTTTTTTCTTGTCTAAAGATGCCTCCTTCTGTTTAAGTAGGTTTCGAACATGTTTTTGGGAATAGACTTGATTTTTATTTTTCTTGTCGTTTTTAGTCACACGCTTTTTTGGTTCTTTGTACTCCATGATGATAGTATATAGTGTTATTATTTTAACTTAGGCTTCATCTTCATCTACGAGTGAGATATCATCTTCACTGCCATCATCCTCGGAACATTCATAGTCTTCGTCTTCACTGTCATCGAGTGGTACATACCCCAATGGAACTTTCATAAACAGATTTGTTTTTTCAAGTGTATCCACGTCGTAAAATCCAGAGACAGAATCTTTGGGAATTTCTTCTGACTCCGTGGTAAAATCGTAGAAGTTGTGTGCATTCTTCTCGAGAAAGTGCACAACATATGAATGTTGTGTTTCTGAACGTATTTGGGCGATTTGTGTCGTACCATCCTGACAATTTACATCAATAATCATGTTTTGTTGATTTTAAATTTAAATCTTTAATAATAATAATGGATACCCTGAAAGAAGAAGGTCTTTGGTACCTATCAAACAGAAAAGTAAAACACAACGACGCGGTTATGTTTGATATAGACGATACCCTCATTTTCACGAATGGTCGTGCAAATGAACCCATTATAGATCTTCTACATGCGAGTCAAAAAATGGGTTATAAAATTATAATCATCACAGCGAGACCCGGAATGGACAGAGTGATTCAATGGACTATGAGACAACTAAAACAGTATGGAATTGGATACCATTATTTGGGATTTACGAGTGCACCCACGAAACATCTTATGAAAAAACATCTACCCTATAATTTTATCCTCTCTGTTGGTGATATGCCAACGGATCTGACCAACTCTAAACACTATCTCAACATTTCCAATTTCGATCACAATTGAGACAACTGACAAAAGTTGTCATAGGTTCATCCGCTGATCTTGTCTGTAATTGGTAATATGTAGTCTTTTTAGACTTGCACCGCCCACATGTGAAAAATCCTTCCTGGTTCTTAATTTCACGGGAGAGAAACTCCTTTCTCATTTCTTTGTGAATTTTCATTTCACTCGCCTTTGCGTAAATACCATTTGGACAAAGCTCTTCGGGTCGCATATTAACAATATCACTTGATGATACTTTCTTCTCAACAAGTTGTGTTTTCAAGTCTGGATTTTCTTTGAAACTACTTTGAAGAGATAGAAACTTATGCTTGTAAATATTACTATATTTGTGATTATCCCAAGCAGGTTCCTCACCTATTTTTGTCGCATGAGCTATAGCGTGATTCACTATACATTTCTCGAGATTGATACATAATGTACTATCCTCAGGAATCTCGAGAAGTGTGGCTAAACGTTCGACAACAAACTGTCGAGTCTTGTTCTCCATTCTTAAATTATATTTACATCAAATCTTTATTTACTTAGGGCAGGGGAAGTCCCTCATAAGGATCGTCGATATTCGGGCTGTCGAAAGCATCGGAAACACGACGCGCGGGGTTAGTATCAACAAAACCATAGCGATAGTCAGCGCGGGCACGCTGTTGGTAAGATTCACGGTTACACGACAAGAATGTGACCACTATCCACGCGGCAACGACTGTTACGGCAAACGCCAAGAAGACCCGGTTATTCATTTATATTTTATAGATATTTTTTTATGAGACAACTCTAAGATGAAGAAAGCAGTTCTCATAAACGAGAAACTGGGGGACGTTACAGAGATAGATCTGGATATAAGTCCCCATAAAAATGAAATTTTTAAAATTTTAGGGGGATCCCAAACGTTTATTGGGCAGTGGCCTGATATAGACGTCGTTATAATGAAAGCCGAAAATGGTAAAGTGGTGAATGAAAACACTTTACCACACCCGTTTGATAAGGAAGAGGTGGGTGGGAAAATTTTACTTGTGCGAATGGATGAAAATTCAGATCCGCAAGACTTTACACTAACCGAGTACCTTGGGTACAAAGGCGTCTCCGTTTAGGACAGCATTGGCGTACTTCATGCACAACTGGAAATGTACATATGCCCAGTCCATCGGATTTTCGATGGATGGTTTGCCGGGAAGGGGGTTATCGTGAACGGTCCCGATAATATCAATCTTATCCCCGTTCATAGACTTTGCTGTCAGGTTACCAACCCTCTTCAACCACATGACATGATCCTCATTTTTACAATCGAAACTAACGACAAAGTGTGCCATTATATATTATATGGTATTCTTTTCTATAAGTAGCCGCGCACTTGGATCAGTAACCTTGGTCCATTTAGGACGCCATATTTCAGATATGAGATGATCGTTATCTTTTCCGTAGATGTCCCAAAACATAGTCCTGTAAAATACCTCCTCCTTGGATAATGGTGTATTGTGCGCGGCATAATCACGGGTGTTTTTGTAAATATCATCGGAAATCACCTTATTTGTGTACATTTTGATTTCATCTACCCAATTCGTACCAACCGCGTCACTCATACCATCCTTCTGTCTCCATAAAATATCATCGGGAAGGTATCCCTCGAAGGCCTCCCGTAGTATTCTTTTTTCAATGCCACCCATTTTCTCAGTTTGATTTATGTTCATACAAAAGTCAATGAAATGTTTATCGAGAAATGGAACGATGAGATCCAAACCGTGGGCACCTGCACACCTATCAGCCCTTAACCCATCAAACTGATGAATCAAACGAAGACGACGCATGTTTTCACAAGCAAATTCATCAACATTTGGTGCGTTATGGAAGTAGAGGTACCCACCCAAAAGTTCATCACTCCCCTCACCCGAAAAGATGTACCGACAGTTGGTATTCTCTTTGATGTACTTACACAGGAGCCACATGGGGGTGCTCGCCCGCACAGTGGTCGTGTCATAGGATTCCAAAGATTTGATGACGTCTCTAATGTGGGAGATCCCCTCTTCTGGTGTAAAAGTAACCTCAGTGTGATCAGTATTTAGATACTTGGATACAGTACGTGCAGCCTCTAAATCGGGACTCCCCGTTACACCTATTGAAAAGGTCTTGATCCTACCCAACTTCCGTGTAGCAATCGATGCGATGAGACTACTATCCAGACCACCTGAGAGTAGAAAACCTATATCACGCTCCGTATTTTCGATACGCGCATGGACAGCTTTTTCAAAAGTTTCACGAAGTTGGTGGGTATCGAGGTGCTTATGTATCCCCCAGTACCCATTGTGGTAACATACAAAGTTGTCAAAGTAGGAATCGTAAAAATGTCCAGGTGGGAAAATATCAATCTTGGAGTTTAAAAAAAGCAAAGCTTTGACTTCACTCGCAAACGCAATTGAACTGGGTCCGTAACGGGTGTAGAAAAGTGGTCTCACACCTACGGGGTCTCGTGCAGCCATGATACGTTTCCCATCACTGACCACGAACGCAAAATCACCATTCATAAGATCAAGTGCCCTTTCGATACCATGACTCTCGATGAGGGGTAGTATAACCTCACAATCACTCTGACTCGATCCAGGTGGTTTTGGAAAATCGCGATGATTGTAAATCTCACCGTTACACACAAGCATGTGTGAGCCTCCGTGGAAAGGCTGCATACCCGCAGGTGTGAGATCGTTTATAGCCAACCTGTAAAAGTCCATACGGCATTTACCCAGAGTATTGGTGCGGTAGTCATCAGGTCCCCTGTGATTAAGAAGATGTGAGGATATCTCAACTTCTTCACCGAAAAGGGCTATGATACCACACATTATTGTTACATATCATGTAATGTTTAAGCTGTCGTTCAAAACCTTTCTATACATATAGTCGTCGGCGTTACCGTCCATCTCTTGACCAGACATGGCGATCATTTCTTCACCATTAAACATCGATACATTGAAATCTAATATACAATAAAAGGAAACATTAGAACGCATAGACATTTTATCAATGTCGCCGTAATCAAATACTTCAAGATTCATTTCTTTCTCTATATCTTTTGGAGTTTTAACAATTCCTTCCAACCTTGGCTGAACCGGACGTCTATTATCAGACATGTCAAGTATTGGCCATACACCATATTTAAATTTAAAATGAGAAACATATTTTATACAATTAACACCTACATCTTTTTCAGAAAAACAAGCAAACCTAGACTTACCATTTGGATCTACCAAACTCAGATATGTTTTACATGGGATAAATTTTACAAGAAGGAACTCCATATAAATTATATAAGGAAAAAATCTTTAAATAATGTATGAATCTTCCGAAGACTGCTGGTCAATGTAAATATATGATTGCTCTCAATTCAGGTAAGCCAATTATCATCGGGACGGGTCCAGCAGGTTCAGGGAAGACGATGCTTGCGTGTCACACCGCAGCTGAGCACATTCGTAAGCATCCCCGTGGGAAGGTTGTCCTCACCCGACCAATTGTCGCAGCCGATGAAGATATGGGCTACCTTCCCGGAGATATGAACCAAAAAATGGAACCATGGACACGACCAATGTATGACATCTTTGAACACTATTTCACCCATAATCAAATGGATCGCTGCATTAGTATCGAACCCCTCGGGTACATGAGGGGGAGAACATTCAACAACACCCTCATCATCGCCGATGAAATGCAAAATAGTACCGCAAATCAGATGTTAATGTTATTGACTAGGGTTGGACCGGGAACACAACTCGTAGTCACAGGTGACTTGGAGCAATCCGATCTCGGGGAAGACAATGGTCTTTCTGAACTTATATACAAAATGCAACTCTTTGATCTCAAATATCTCGAACACGTTAGAATGAACCAAGATGATATTGTTCGGCACCCAGCCGTAAAAGAAGTGCTTAAAGTCTTGAATAGTTAAAATATAAATGACGAAGGTTATTATCGCTCTCCCGGGTAGAACCTTCTCGGGTTCATTTCTCATGAACTGGACACAAACAATAATGACCCTCTTGAAAAAGGGGTATCATGTTACGGTCTCAAATGAATTTTCGAGTTTCGTCGCCTTTTCTCGAATGAAGACTCTCGGGTTAGATGTTCTCCGGGGGTCGGAACAAAAACCATTTGGAGGTACATTGGAGTATGACGTTTGGCTCACGATCGATTCTGATATTGTCTTTACTCCCGAACAAGTCATAGAACTCATCGAAGATACAAAAAAGTATCCCGTCGTCTCCGGTCTCTATCGGATGCAAGATATGAAGCATTATGCGTGTGTGAAAGGGTGGGACACCGACTACTTTAAAAAGACTGGAACCTTTCAATTTATGAGGGTTGAGGATATCGATAACGAAGAAAAATATATCCCTGTGTCCTACAACGGTATGGGATTCTTTGCGTGTCGAAAGGGGGTCATCGAGAAAATGAGGTATCCATACTTTAGCTACCCTCTCATAGAGATTGAAGCTGAAGATGGGAAGGTACTACGAGACATGTGCTCCGAGGATGTCGCCTTTTGTAAAAATCTCTCAGATGCTGGTTTCGATATCATGGTAAATACGGGTCTCCGGGTGGGGCATGAGAAGATTCTCGTTCTTTGATGTCCTCAATAGTAGCCTCTATGATCTTTAATCCAAACCGCGCGGACAACATTCTTTCTTCCAATTGATTTATTTTTAACTTTAAAATCTCGTATTCCTCTGAAATATCATGCACTTCTTGATCGATATGTCCATATTCTTCAATAAGTTTATAGTTTTGAGGAATCTTAAGAAATTCTGTAGCAATTTTGTCACTGTACTTCTGTAACTCTTCCATCATTACTGTATAACTTTAGGAAACATTTCTTTAGCTGCTCTAATTCTAAATTCAAGTTCCGTTGATGGCCACTGAATGAGAAAATCCCCTTCCTGCCACTGCCCATCCGTACCGAGGATATCGTTGTAATTTTTACGATCCTTGAGGCGGGGAAGCTTAGTATAATCATACGAATTGAAAACTCTCTGAGGAACAACTTTACCAACTCTCGCCCAAAAGGTACCACCGGGTGTAACCCCAGTCTCTTCGAGGTGCGTCCCAACAAAGAGATCTTGGATCAATTGATTTTCATACATGTACCAATGTCTGTACAACGGCATACCAGCGATGATCGTATCGAGGAATGCTTTACCAATCGGGGAGTTCCGGATGATCATGTTACCACAATTGATACCGTTACAGTCAGCTGGAATAAGAATTTGGGTATCCCCTGTCGCATATTCTTTCACGATATCTTCAATTTTCGTGTTCATATTGGTTATCATGACATCACAATCTGAATTAAAAATCCACTCAGCATCCGGGTATTTCTCCATCGCCTCCTTCATAACGAATACTTTACCCCATCCGGATGGGTGGTGTGTTTCGGGGATAGGGGGTAGTTTAGCCATGATGGGCTTACCCCCCGCTTTTGCACCACAATCTGTAGAATAATGAAGTTTATATCCATGTTTCAGACAGTATTGTAATTTATTTTTATAGAGTGTCCATTCAGCGAGTGGTTCAAACTTCTCATCGTGCGCAGAGACAAGGACGATCATTATACTTTTAAACACCAATTCTTTTAATTACATTAACAAATCATACAGGTTTGTATCAGTTGGTGAAGAAATGGTATAGTTATTCGTTTCATCCAACTTCCAACGACTCTTCTGTTTTTCCATAGATTTTATATGCCACAAAGCACACGAGGGGCTTGGTTTCAAACCTACAGCATTATCGGTTCCGGTTAGTTTCGTATGAAGTTCATCTGTCCAATAAATGTGGTCACATTTTTTGTAAATGCGCATTTGATAATCGGGCCAATTAATAAATCCAACTTCATTGATATTAAAACCAAAATCTTTCACTTCCTGTTCAGTAATACCCGGGTGAATGTTAATTCGAGGTACTGCAATTACCTCTGCACCCGTGTCCTCTATGATTTTTTTTACAGATTTTATGAGAGTCTCTTGTGGCATTTCATCTGCATCTAATCCAAAAATGTATTCACCAGTAGCAATTTCTTTATGAAAATTATCGTTTTTACCGAAACCATCAAAAGGACGTCTGAATGTATTGATACGATCACCGAAATGTTTGAGAACTTGTTCAACTTTATCTGTGATATTATTTGTATCCGCGACAACATTTATCTCATCCTCGTCGTCTATAGTTCGTGTCAGTAAATTCAAAAGTGAAAAAAGCTCCCTCGATTCGTTACAAACCTGAACTGTATAAGTGATCTTCATTATAATTAATTAAAGATGATAGTCTTTAATTAAAAATGAGGGTGTCGGACTACATTACACAGTTTCTTGTTGAAAAGAATGTTACAAAATGTTTTTGTGTCACAGGTGGTTTCGCGATGCACCTCAATGATTCTTTTGGACAAAAATTGAAGGTGATATATACACACGGTGAACAACCTGCGGGATATGCAGCCCTCGGTTGGTCAGCTTATGAACATAATCCAAGTGTATGTTGTGTAACTTCTGGATGTGGTACCACGAATGCAATAACCCCGTGTCTTATTGCGTACCAAGATAGTGTTCCAGTATTTTTCATTAGTGGACAGGTGCAACATAGGGATAATATACGCACACATGAAGGGAGAATTAGGGGCTACTTTGGTTCAGATTGTGATATAGTTGCGTCTGTAAAAACTATCACGAAGTGTGCGATCGAACTCACAGATCCTCGACAGCTTCTAAAGGTACTGCAAGAGTGTTATCATAATCTGACCACAGGTAGATTGGGTCCAGTGTGGCTTTCTGTACCAGTCGATATTCAATCGATGGAAGTTCCTGAAACACTCGAGGAATGGGTACCACCACCCGGACGTTCAGCACCCGTGTCACCCCTCCCACAGGAATTCCTGGATGTTTGGTCAAAGTCTAAAAGACCCATTGTTATGGCTGGTAATGGCATTCACCTCTCAAAAACAAAAGAAGTTTTTAGACAATTTTTGAAGTATCACAGCCTTCCATATGTCGTGAGTTTCTTTGGAAGTGATCTTGGTGATGACTATACAGGTAAAACAGGAATAGTGGGTGATCGTCCCGGGAACTTTGCGATTCAAAATGCAGATCTTGTGTTATGTCTCGGGTGTAGGCTGTCCAAAGGTATCACCGGGTATAATCGCGATCTATTTGCACGTGAAGCGACGATAGTGTATCTCGATATCGATGAATCAGAGTTTTTAGAACAAAAGAGGTTGGATATCAAAATTCATATGGATCTCAAGAGGTTTTTTGAATTAGAGTTACCAAAAATGCATCCAGATGAGAAATGGATCATGAAAAATAAAGAATGGAAAATGTTATGGTCCAACGAATTACCCGAGAAAAATGGAGATCTCATATGTCCGTACCGCCATCTCAATACATTTTTCAATGTAAAAGGTGATAACTCAATCGTGACCGCATCTTCTGGCTCTATTTACAATGTCATCTGGCACATGCATAAATACAAAAATGGTGATCGATTCATTACAAGTAGTCATGGGGATATGGGGTACGAGTTTCCAGTTGCAATAGGTGCATCCACCCATGGGAAGCGTTCATATGCAATTTTAGGAGATGGTTCTTTCCAATTTAATATTCAAGAGTTACAGACGATCAAACATCACAATTTACCTGTAACACTGATCGTATTTAATAATGATGGATATGGGGCTATCAAAATTACACAGAATATGGTATTTAAACGAGAATTTGGTACGAGTTCTAAGAGTGATATAACATTTTGTAACGTTGAAAAAATTGCTCGCGCCTATGAATTACCATATTATAGAGTTAAGTGTGACGATGATGTTGAATATCTTAAGCACCCCGAAGGACCCATAATCGTCGAAATTATGTGTAACGTCCAGGGTAGATATCCAAGGGTTGCAAATAAACCCCTACCTGATGGAACATTTAAGAATATGCCACATGAAGAAATGACACCGTTGTTGGATGATGCCACGTTGGAGGAACACATGTTTGTAAAAAGAGTTTAAAGCTGTAATACCCAATATTAGAAATGAGAATTCTCGACTGCACTCTTCGTGATGGTGGATACACCAATAACTGGAACTTTTCCAAGGAACAGGTAGTAGATAGTTACACCGCTTGTAAAAATGCGGGTGTAGAATATACTGAACTTGGGTTTAGACGCTCGGGTCCCGAGGAGGGTTTCGGTGTTTGGTATCACACACCAGAGTCTCTCATCAATGAGACTCTCGGTGATATCGTGTGTGAGAAAACCAAAATTGCCATCATGGCACAGATGGGTACATTCACAATCGACGACTTCGTACCCAAGAAGGATTCGTTGATTTCTATGGTTCGAGTACTTATCGCATATCACTGTATCGATAAGGATGATTCCAAACTGAATGTTGACCTGATTAACGAGACGTGTGACATGATTTTAAAACTCAAGGAACTTGGATACGAAGTTACTGTCAATATTGGTCGCATCGATAAAATGACAGATGCTCAAATCGAAGAGACGTGCAAACTCATTTCTAGAGCATCCCCAGACTACTTTTACATTGCCGATACCTACGGTCATCTTGGTATCATGAATATGAAGGAGATTCTTGATGTAATTAAGAGAGTATATAGTGGTAAGATTGGATTCCACGCACACGACAACCTTTTAAATGCAACGGTCAAGTCTATTGACTCATACTACAATGGTGTGTCAATCGTCGATGGAACTATGGGTGGAATTGGTAGAGGTTCCGGTAATGCCAAGACGGAGCTTCTCATCGCTCATACCATACTGAAAAACAAAGACGAATATGATCTACTCCCAGTGCTTGAGTACTGTGAAAAGTGGATCGGTAGTTATAAGAATAACCACGTTTTGTATTTCATCACGGGGATGTATTCAATGCATGTAAATTATGCCATCACTCTCATCGAAAAGTATGATTTTACATTTTCAAAGTGTTTCAAAATTCTCATGCACGTGCTCAAAGAAAATAAACACCACTTTTTTGATGGTAAATACCTTCAATCAGTATGTGATCTTTACTGAAATGCCATTATCTACACTAATTGACTGACCGGTGATACTCATGTTATTGAAACAGAGTAGGTGACATATATTAAATACGTCCTCGAGTCGTACAAAAAACTTTTTCAGTGAATCGTACTCTTCCATCGATAATGTTCTCCTCGTCATTTCATTATCAATGGGACCAGGTAATACAGCATTTATGAGGATGTCCCTCTCTTTGAGAGTGATTGATGCGGCGCGGACTAATCCACCTATGGCGCTCTTTGAAACGCAGTACGAAAGCTTCCCTACCCGCCCACTCTCTTGTAAAATAGAACTTACTATACACACCCTAGCACCACGTGAAAGTTTGCCGGTCTTTTCAAAATAGTCGAGAGATTTGACAATACTATTCACATTCACGTTCATCATATCATCGTACGTCTGTACCTCTATGGTACCTATTGTATCATTTGTGTTCATACCAGAACACCAAATGATACACATTATATTGTCGAATGTTTCCAAACCCGAGAAATCATCTGGTTTGGAAAGATCGTAGTGATCACGTGTTAGTGGGACAGCCTCGGGTAGGTGGGAGCAAATGTATTGACCCACGCTACCTGTTGAACCAAAAACAAGTGTCGTCATACTTACTATATTTATACAGACCTTTAAGTGTATCGTTATCTTCTACAGTGACAGTCTCACCTAGATAATGTTCAAACAATGTTTTAATGATTGGGATATTTTTTGCTACACCACCAGTCAAAAATATTCTGGACCTCTTATTGAACGTCTCATTGAGAATCTTAACGTATTGTTGCACATAGCATCGAATGAAACTACACGCAATCGTATATTTCGTGGTGTGTTCATGAATATTTGTTAAAGCTCCGTGACCATCGAAACCGTATGCACTTTTGAAAAATCCAAGATTGAAGTTTTCTTTTGATCCAATCACATCGTCTAAATTTACGTCAGAATAGTCTGGTAAATTGAATAGGTCTTTGAAAAACTTCATACTTCTCCCAGATGGAATGTGTGTCATGCAGTTCAAAATGTAACCAAAAAGTGGTCGATTCTCAGTGTCTTCTCTATATGCGCGCCCAATTTGAATCACCTGAGATCCCGTACCCATGTTTATGATGACGTCACCAATTTCCAAATCTTGATCAATCCCCATCACAGCACTCTGTAGGTCACCGAGGGGCGCATAAACTTCAGACCCACCAACTTTACCACACACAACTGGACCATCCCTAACAGTCAATGGAAGTTTGAAACGTGTATCTTTTTGACATCTACGCTTCATATCATAAAACCCAGTTCCACATTCAAGCGTTTCGTGTGACACGTGATACACTTCATCGAGTATAGTATCGACAAGAGTACATAGACGACCACCCTCATATACTTTTGAATTGAAATATGGAAGACCGTGGTACGCAAACAAACCCGTATCAGTTAAGTCATCAGACGACTGTGGTTCGACATCTTCACACATCCATGAAATATAGTATGGAGTTCCTTCGATATGAAATCCATGCATCTGTGAGCACACGTAGAGTTTTGAAAATGTATAAGAGCTCAAAATATTCTTGACAAAGTTGGAAAAATCTTTAACATTCACTTTCTCCTTTGTCAAGTATTCGAAAACTTGAACAGTATCTTTGTAGAGTACCTTGATATGCGACGCCCCAAGATCAAGATATAAGCTCATTACTGACAATTGAAACTACATCTTTAACCAAAGTGTCATTTAAATCAACTTTTACAAATTCTCTACAGTTGATGAGAGTGATTTGATCAGACATAACCTTCTTATCTGCCTTGAGATGCTTTAAAATGAGTTCGTGATCGAGAATAATGTGCTGACTGTACCTCTTAATTATATCCATATAGGGTCCGTACCTAATGACATCTTTTTGAAAATACCTGTCGATGACGTACATACCAATCATGACCGCAACACCGTGGGGAATCTTGAAGTTTGACATACTCTCAAACACGTGCCCAAATGTATGTCCATAATTGAGACATGGTCGAATTGTTTTTTCAAGTTCATCTTCTTCGATGACCTTCTTCTTGATTTCTAGACACTTCTTGAGAGCCTCTTCGAGGTTGTCGATATTCCAAGGAAGATCATCGAGTGCGTAGAGCTTCAGAATTTCACCTGTACCGGAATGAATATCGTCTTCACCCAACGTTTCAAGAAAGGTGACATCTATGAGAACCCGCTTTGGTGGGTAAAATGTCCCAAGTTGATTTTTACTGTTGTTATGATTGATACCCATTTTTGAACCAATACAACTGTCACACATAGATAGGAGGGTGGTTGGAGTAAAGTTCCAATCAATACCTCTTTTGAATAAGGCTGCACACATTGAAGAGATATCTTGTGTGATACCACCGCCCACAACATGAAGTGTATCCTTTTTCGTAAAACCAATATCCACAAGATAATCAACCAACTTTAAAACTGTAGTAATATTCTTGACATCTTCTCGAGCTTCGATTTCGAAAACATACTTGTACCCACTGTAGCGATCTTTGTAAAGACTGAGAACATTTTTGTCAATAGCAAGAACATCTTTACTACCTATGGTGGGTAGCTCCTTTGTAAAATCGACAGTGTATGTGTGAAAAATTGACTTGATTTCCATATGTATTAAAACCTATCTACCCTTTATATAACTCTCACCTAGTTCCGATATGTCCTTAATTTCCCATGATGCCCCAAACACCTCCGCCCATTGTGAAAGTAATTTCTTTTCTGGATACACGAGGTCACAGCATTTTGGCATCATTCGTTTAGAGAAAACATATTGTCTAACAATGTCCTTAACATCTTCTATGTCTATGAAGTCGAAGTACCTATCTCGTTCGATGACGACGTGACCCTCCCTCTTACACACCGCACTAAACCTCGTTGGGAGTTCTCCGGGACCGTAACACCCCCAAATTCTGAGTGAATATGCATTTGGTATTGCATCTATGCGTCTATCTATCAACCATTTTGACAATCCATATGGATCTGTGGGTGGATCACCACGCAGCGCCGCACCACTTGAAAAGTATATCAATTTACCATTAAATACCCGTGCAACATTTTCAAACATGAGAAGGTTTTTGTATAAGACTTCAGCATCATCGGGTTTCAATCGACTCCCGCCCACGACTGCACAATGAATAACTGCGTCATATTCGTGAGTCTTAAAATACTCCTCAACCTCTAATTGATTCGTGAGATCAAGATCTTGTCGTGTAAGACCCACCCAATCTGTATCACGGATAAGATTCTTACCAACAAAACCACCGGCACCTAATACACACACACGCATTTATTTAAAGGTAGTGGAATACTTTAAATAAGATGATTTTTCTCATTGACTTGGATGGAACCCTGCTAGATAGTGATCATTTACACTATCAAGCATGGGCTCGGGTGCTTAATTTAAGTCATGAGTATATAGAACGAGTAATTACTACTCATGGAATTCAGTACATCCTAGACGATTACCCAGACCCACATTACCTGAGAAAACAAAAAATTAATCAGATGTTGAAGTTTGAAGACATTAAACTCATGAACAATGCTGAATCATTCATAAACTTCATCGTAGAAAATAATATCAATCACGTCGTCGTCACAAATACAGATCGAAAAGTTGTTCGACATTTTCGAGAAAAACTTCCAATCCTCAACAAACTAAAAAACTGGATCGTCCGTGAAGATTATGAAAAACCCAAACCCGACCCAGAATGTTACAAGTTGGCACTTAACCTTTTCCAGGAAGATAATGAACCTATCATCGGTTTCGAAAATTCCAATGAAGGAGTACAAGCTCTCGCGAATGTTACTCACAATATATTTTACATATTTCCCGAAACAGACTACTTAAAAGTTTTAGAACATGTTAAAACACAATGCCCAAAAAGGTTTGGTACGCACCCAATAAATTTGAATCCTACGGGGAAGAGGAAATCAAAGCCGTGGAGGCTTGCCTCCGTGATGGCTGGCTCGCTGGATTTGGTGACCGCACGGTTGAATTTGAGAGGAGGGTGGCAGACCTCTTCGGGAAGAAGCAGGGACTCTTTGTAAATTCTGGGAGTAGTGCAATCCTCCTCGGTCTATGTGGTCTCAATCTCCCAAAGGGATCAGAGGTGGTCACACCCGCGTGTGGTTTCTCTACGACCGTCGCCCCCCTCATGCAATTAGGTCTCAAGCCCGTGTTCTGTGATGTAGGTCTGAATTCCTATGTCCCAACCGTCGAACACCTCAAGAAGGTTGTCACCCCTGAGACCAAATGTCTCATTCTCCCCAACCTCATCGGAAACATGCCTGATTGGCCAGCGATCAGGGAGGCATTCCCAGATCTGATCCTCTTTGAGGATTCTGCGGATACCATCACCCATACCCCATGCACGGATATCAGTACCACAAGCTTCTACGCGAGTCATGTGATCACCGCGGGTGGTGTCGGTGGTATGGTGATGTTCAATGATGAGGAACACCTCAAGAGAGCCCTAATGTTCAGGGATTGGGGACGGATTGGGGACAATATCGAAGAACCCAGTGAGCGCTTTAATCATTCAGTGGATGGTATCCCCTACGATTGGAAGTTCCTCTACGGTGTTGCCGGGTACCACCTCAAGGCTTGCGAAATGAACGCAGCTTTTGGGCTCGTACAACTCGACAAATTGGAGGGGTTCCTCCAAAAGAGACGTCAAAATATTGGGAGATACCTTGAGAACCTCAAGGATACACCGTACTACACACTCCCAGATGATTCCCAGATACCCAATTGGCTCGCCATCCCCCTCCAATGTCCAGATCGCCTCGAACTCTTGAAGTTTCTCGAAGAGAATGATGTACAGACACGGGTCACATTTGCAGGGAACATCACCAGACACCCAGCCTTTAGGGAATATCTGGGGGAGTTTGAAAATGCCGATCGTATCATGAAGGATGGATTCCTCCTAGGTGCCCACCATGGTATGGACTTGGACGATGTCGATCGTGTGTGTAATTTGCTTAAAACATTTGCAGCCACTAAAGTAAATGTACAGTAACGTACTTGTCACTGGTGGTTGTGGCTTTATCGCCTCTAATTTCCTAAACATCATGAAGAAAAAACATCCAAATGTACAATTTGTAAATATCGATAAACTTGATTACTGTTCAAATATCCAGAACGTTGAACCCGGGGTTGCCACATTTGTCAAGGGCAACGTCGGTGACGCGACTCTCATTAAACATTTAATCGGGATATATTCTTTTGACGCCGTATTCCACTTTGCGGCCCAGAGTCATGTCGATAATTCATTTGAAAATGCCCTTTCCTTCACGATGGATAATACCCATGCGACCCACGTACTCATAGAGGCGTGTCGTCAATTTCTTCCCAAGGTTGAGTTCATCCACTTCAGTACAGATGAAGTATATGGTGAATCCAAAACAGACGTACCCTTCACGGAGAATGAAGGTGTCCTCAGACCAACGAATCCATATTCAGCGTCCAAGGCTGCCGCAGAGATGATCGTTCGCTCCTACATTGAATCCTTTGGAATGAACATTAAGATCATCCGCTGCAACAATGTGTATGGACCCAAACAGTACCCAGAGAAACTCATACCAAAGTTCAAGACACTCCTAAAGAGAGGGGAGAAATGTACCATTCATGGCTCTAAATCGGCTATCGTTAAGAGAGCATTCATGCATGTTGAAGATGTGGTAGATGCTGTCGATATCGTTTGGAAGAAGGGTGTCCCGGGTGAAATTTACAACATCGCTTCGGATGACGAACTCAGTGTGATGGAGGTCACCCAACTACTCATAGAACTCATTTTGGGAACGACGGACTATGACAGGTGGATAACCTACATCGATGATCGCCCATTTAATGATAAGAGATACTACATCTGCGCCAACAAATTGAAGGCTTTGGGGTGGTCACAGAAAAAAACGAGGGAGGATCTCATAAAATTTTTAAAGGAGTAGAAGTATGAAGCCAATCGTGGTCAATGTCTATGTGCTTCTCATGTTCTTGTCCTACGTGATGCGTAGGACAGGGACATTTTCATTAGAAGAAAAAGTGAAGATGATTGAATTTTTAAGTTACATGGCGACCAACCCCAACTCTAGAATAGGGGAACATGGGGGTGGAGCGACTCTGTTAGGAGAAGCGATGCGATACCAACCATCGCAAGTCGTCCATTTACGAGCTCTGTCTCAGGCTTCCAAAAGCCCTGAACGTAGCCCTCATCCTTAGGATTCGCCGCTGTTCCGAGGAACGCCAAACTGGCAACAGCGACAGAGAGACCAATATTATCATGAAACTGGGTGCTGATAGAACTACCAGTCATAACCTCATCAACGACGGCAGATGTGAATCCGATCATAGCAGCGCGTCCATTTACGCGCTCAGCAACGGATAGAAAGTCCTTAGGGCGATCAATGGGTGTCAGCTTGGGAACCCGGGATGTCTTACGCTCAGCAGAAGCCTTGGTTTCATATCGCTTATAGTATGATGGCTTGATGGACGCACGAATGAGAGAGCTCATTTCTACTTACTATCCGATCTCAATCTTTAAGTTTCTTGTCTTCCTTTACCAAAATTGCATTCAGGACATATAGTTGAACGATCAAACCAGTCGTCGTGTAAAGTGTCGTTGCATTGAGACCATACTTTCTATACTGATACACAAACCATAGGGAACTTGTCAGGATCCCCAATATAACAGTTCTTTTTAGATTTACATCTATTTTTTCAACGTTACGCACCTGTCCATACATTTCGATAAATCCAAGACCGAACGCGACACTTGAGATAATATCGTCCATTTATTATATATTTAGAATATAAATGGATTCAATTTTACAAAAATTTGCTGGACAAATTACAGCCAAAACAATTATCAAAACAGTCGAAGAACTTCGGATTGAATATATCGATGATGGTATCACCAAAGAAGATATCCCACCAATCATCGCCCGCCTCGTGTTCGAAGTCGCAAAGTTCAAGAGACTCACTGGACCGAAAAAGAAAAAACTCGTCATCGCCATTTTGAATCATCTCATTGAACAAATTGATTCTGGTGAGGAAGACAGTGACTTTGAAATTATTCTGAAAAGTATGGTTCCCCCAATTATTGATAGCTTTGCCTCCATAATCAAAGTGAAAAAGGCTGCACTCAAGTGTCTCCCATGTATCGCTTAAGGATAAGACACATAGTCATACTATATGCGATTTCCTTCACTGGAAGTTATGATTCGATACGGAATCTATACTGTGAAAGAACTCGAACGCTTCGCAAAGGGACTCACACCGAAAAAGAAAATTAAAGTCCTAAGTGAGTGTACAAAGTGTGACTTTGTGCACGAAGGAAATATTTGTTTGAATTGCCACCCATGAAATATTGTACAGTGACGAGTTATATGTCCAAAGGACCAGAAATTGTCAGTAACAATCATATGTGTTCTGAAAGACAACTTATCAGATACCTCTATAGAGAGTGTATGAAAAAGGGATATAAACCCCACCAATTTACAGACTGGTTACACAGGAAATATGGAGAGTTGGTCGTTTCAAGACAGAATATATACGGTGATGCTATATCACTTCCATGTGTCATGTGTAGGAAAGCCATGGAAAAATTTGATATTAGGTGGAAAGCCCATGACGGTTGTCGGTGGGTGCATAGTAAAAAAACTGAATGCCTACCAATATCATTGCCGACAGCAAAACAAAAGAGAATTTTAGGATTTGGGTGTAATTATTAAACCCAGTGCGGATTCCAAGTTGTTATGGTTTCGTTTTAATGGCTTAGTTCTCTTTAGCTTTAGCGCACTGTTGTTATTAGACGCATTTTTTATTTCATCCATACGCTTCGTGGTTGAAACAAAGGGTATAGTATTTTCTACATGTGGTACAGTTTCCACCTCTTTTGGAACCTCTGTGTCCAATGTTTGATTTTCTCGAAACTCCTCTATCGTCATAGTTCCACCAAATTCCTTTAGAGACCGCCTTTTTGGTGCGAGTTTAACCGGTCCCACTTGATTGTACATTTTCTTCCGTAACATGACGATGTTACCACAAATCCTCCCGCCTATAGTAAGCCCATATGTATCGATCGCATATGATTTCATACAACTCCATGAACAGAAATGTCCTTCTGTTTTAAATATGGCACGCCTATCGTCGTATTTGTATGGCATACTTAAAGGTGTTGTATCGAAACCGTGACAACACCACCAACACCACATAGTTATGTAATTTATTTTTTCTTTAATTACTATAAGATGTTCAGGAGAGGTCTGAAGTACGCACCACCAGGAACAACAAATACCCAATCACTCGGGTTACTTGCAGTGTCCTTATTATTTCTTCTGACTATCATCTCAGTATTTCTACTCGTCTATCTGAGAAGGAGGAAAAGAAATGTACAGAAGAGGAAAACTGAAAAAAACCAACAGGCAGAACTTCAACAACAACAAATTGAGTTGGACAGACACAAAGAAAATATGTACATCGCTGGTGAAAAGTTGGGTATAGATAGAGAAGATCTAGAGCAGGAGCTTTTCGGTTCGTCCAACTTGACATGCCTCGTGTATCCAGAAAATGGTAGGTGTGACGCAAATTTTTACGATTTGAAAAACGGTTGTTGCGAACTCAAGAGTAACGCAAGTGAACTAAACCGTAAAGAACGCGACGAACAAATAAGAAAATTGATGTTGACGGTATTTTATGCGGTACTTCCGGAAATAATTCTACAATCTATCTTACCCAAATTGACAAAGTCTCCCAAATTTTTGGCTTACCAAGCTAAATTAGACGCAAAATTGGCTATCGCCGCCGGGACCGATCCCGCCACCAAAGCTGCCGCTCGAGAAGCCGGACAAGAAGCCGCCGAAAAAGCCGCGAGACAGGGTGCGAGTAAAGCCGCACAACAAGCTGCACGAGAAGCCGCTGAAAAGGCAGTTACGAAAGCCGCTCAAAAAACCGCTCAACAAGCCGCTCTAAAAGGTTTCTCAAAAACTATGTCTAAAGTAATCGGTAAGGTGGCGGCGAGGATGGTAGTTCAATTTGCTCGGCGAATGGCACAGATCATGATGAAGATACTCGTAAAATTGAGTTCCGGTCCCGTCGGTTGGGCTTTATTAATCTTTGATGCATTTGTCATCATACAAGACACAGCGGATGTCTATAATTACAACAGTTTTATAGATAATAAAATCAACATGAATTCTCGTGATCAACTCATCTACGCATACAACAAAGCTATCAAATTAGATGGTGGTGATTTCCCAGTGTTGTTCCCATTTTCACTGTTATTTCAGGAAGAATCTGAAGGAGTAACGGTTCAATATATGTCACATATCTTCATGGAACATATGGATATTTTACTCGAGGTGGATGGTGGTACCGAATATCTGGTGGATATGATATTCAGTGGTTTGGAAGCGGAAATCGATGGTGTAGAACCACCACCACCATCATTGGAAGAGGAACAAAAGGCGGACAAAATTGCCGAAGAATTTTTTGACAAGGCGAGAGAGAAACACCACCGCGCACTCGATCTGAAATATTTTGAACTTTTACAGGCAGCCATACCAGCTAATAGACGAAATGAAATTGTACTCGTCCAAAGTATGTCGTCCAAGGAAACGATCGGAATCAGTATATCTGAAGCAGCAGCAAATAAGTGGAATGTAGATCAAAAAGCTGATTGGTTCAAGTACCATGACCCATTCTTCCCACCAAATAGACCAACTGCGGATTGGTCTCCAGCGATGGCGGCTGCCTATACTGATACATATCTCACACCAAACATGTCAAATCCGGGGACTGAAAACGAACCAAATATAGTAACTAAAAGCTTGCCCCAGAAGGTCGTTCTCGCATATCCATTTGGACCACTGGTGACGTTTTGTGAAAAACCAAGAACATCCGCTAAATATAAAGAACCAATTGATCCAACGAAGTATGGTGTCAGTTTCGATTTAAAAACTGGAGTGTGTAATTATACACGAGACTATTGTAAGCGTTACGGAATAGATTTTAAACGTAGAACGTGGAGGGATGGAACATCATACAATGAATGTGAACTCGATAAAACACAAGAAATTTTTGAATTTATATTTGGTCAAGAGAATGTCAGACTGGTTAAGACATGGTTCACGGACCCAGAGATGGGTGCAACCATGACTATACAAAATATAGAAGATACCTACAACCGACGACAAGAAAAACATGGTACAGCGGGGGCTATCGCAATAACTCTTGCTGATCCAACGGGTATAAAAGAAGGTTTTGTTCAAAATATCGCCGAACAACTTGGAGGTAGAGAAAAATTCTGCGATCCCGCAGACACATGTAAAAGGTTTCATGTAAAGCACACCGGTGGTAACTTCATGACTATGACTGCTCGCGATAAGAATGGGGATGTGTATTCAAATGGTCAGGGGTTCCAAAATCAGGTGAAGGATGGCGAAGATCATACATTTTTCGTACCCGAGGATGGTTATTTTAAAGCTGATTGTAACCCGGGGAGTAGCGATATTGTTCAATACAAGGATATTACAAATCCGTTGAAATGTTCATGTTGGTATGGTAAAGCGAGGTGTGGTGATGATGGTGATTTCTGGTCGGTGACGTGGGATGCGATCGTTGACGTAGCTGGGGACGTGGGTGAGGGTGTAAGTAGCGCAGCTAGTACAGTGGGTGGGGGTATAAGTAGCGCAGCTAGTACAGTGGGTGGGGGTATAAGTAGCGCAGCTAGTACAGTGGGTGGGGGTATAAGTAGCGTAGGTGGTTCAATAGGTAGCGTATTTTCAGACAGGAGATTGAAACAGAATATTCACAAAATGCGCGTCGCGTCACCTATCCCGGGGCTCTCCCTTTATACGTGGGAATGGAATGAGATTGCGATGTCCAACTACGGACTCAAAGGACGCGACTTTGGATTTATCGCTGATGAAATCGACGATCAATATATTTCCAAGGATGTGTATGGATATGAATTCATCCGCGAAGATTCTCCAATTTACCAGGCTCTGGTGAAATTAAAATCTCGATAAGTATCAAAGGTGTGATGGCATCAGCGTCATTCAGACTTTATCTTAAAAGATCAGATGATTACGCTGATGCGGTGCGCGCATTTAAGGCAAGTGGGAGTGGCGGGGACCAGGCGGTGGTGGTGGCGACACGTAACAGCCTAGCTGATGCAATGAAATCCCTCGATCCCGCCGTATTAAAGGCGGCGTACAAGAGTGATTCCGCGAGGTTTATGAAGAATTTGGAAGTTTTTAGCAAGGCAGATCAAGTCAAAATAGCTAAAAAGGTAGATGATGCGACACTTAGTGCCGATGTCACTAAGTTGAAATCGGCTGATGACGCAGGGGGTGCGGCGGCTGGAGGAACAACAAAGTATGACACAGCACAGACGCTGATTAAATATACTGCCGCTGGTATCGCTGGTTTTACATTGATTAACTATCTCGACAAAAAGTATGATGATGAGGAGAAGATATACAGAAATTGTATGGCTGCCTGTCTCCCCCACAACTGGGATGAATATCAGTATGGTGCCATAAAAGAGGATGAACTCGAGTACAGCACACCAGAAAGTATTAGAGAATATCAAATCGAACCAATTCCAAATCAACCCTACTGTAAAATGGGAATGGAGTGTGAAAATTTCTGTGGTGTGACATGCGATGAAGAGACCAAAGCCGATATTCCACTCTTGGATCTCCCGGGGAGGGTGGCCGGATCGGCGGCGGGCGCGGCAGGTCAAGGCGCTGGTCAGGTCGCTGGTGGTCTTTTCGGTGGAACATTGGAGGGTTTGGGAGCTGGCGGTCCAGGTAGCATGGGTGCGAGTGCGGTATCGGCGATTCTGGTCATGGCGGGTTTTATATTCTTCTTGTTGCGAAAAGATTAAAATCCATTCGTAATAATTCCATCTACATTGTACCTATACATATACTCCAACTCTTTGTCTTCTTTATGTGTATAGGTATAAACTTTGATATTCTTAGACTTACAGTAGGATATGAACTTGTGATCTAAACACGTCCAGTGAAGTAGGACAGCTTTGATACCTCCCCACGTTATTTCACCATATTCCCCCTCGTGAAATGTCGTCTCAAATGTAGATCCCTTTTGAAATTTTAATGGTAAGCTGTAGATAATCTTTCGGTTGAAACTACAGAAAATCACATCATCGATTGGTTCAGTTTCGTAAAATTTTACGATTGCCTCGACCACTGAAATGTCACTACCTTTAATATCTACGAGTACGAGGGTTTTTCGTATAGCAGGAACTTTATCGTATAGTTCTTGTAATGAACATACACCAGAATTTTTCAATTGTTCCAATGTCATATCTTCGATAAATTGGTTATTCAAATATATGTCATGATACAATACCAATTCCCCAGTTCCACACACCTGGACATCAATCTCAACGCCATCGTATCCCCTGTGAATTGCTTCACGAATTCCCTCGATGCTATTGTCCCTGTATTTGAGGGAATATCCCCGATGTGCGATACACTTCATCCTTACTTAAAGCTATTTTAATTCTTTATACTAATGATCCTTAGTATAGATGTTGGTATAAGGAACTTGGCGATGTGCCTCTTGGACGAGGATTCTGGTAACCTTGTGAAAGAGTGGGATGTTGATGGAATACCCCCTCAACATGCTGATGGTGTGTATATTTCCATGAGAGACCATCTGGATGCGAGACCCTGGGTACTCACAGCTCAAACCATTCTCATAGAGAAGCAACCTGAGCGCAATAAGAAGATGGTCTCCGTGATGCACTTTTTACACGCCTACTTTATCATCAAGTGTCCCAAGGCTGAAACTATTCTATACGATGCGAGACACAAAATTCCAGATGTAGCTGGTCCGGGTAAGGCACAGTATAATAAAAGAAAGAAGGTATCCATCGAGAGGTGTGAAGCGTTCATCCGAGATGGGAACATGAACGCACATTGGCTTCCCATCTTCCTGAAGTCTAAGAAGAAGGATGACTTGGCAGATACCGTGATGCAGGCTTTAAGTTTCGTGAATAGGAAGGAGGTCATACCCGCTTCACAAAAAAAGAAGACGACAAAGTTGGTACCGAGGCGACCCAACGAGAATCAAAAAGCCACAAAGTATTCAAAGTCAAACTTGGCTTGGATGTATCTGAACAAAGTCGAATGTGAAGTCCTCGAAAATAACAAAAGATTCATGAAGGATCTGAAGAGATACTATCGGGACATTAACGAGTTGATTAAAGAAATGAAGTGAGGAGGGTATATACAATGAGTCTGACTATTCAAATGTCTGCGACCCCCAAGCTTAACATTGATAAATTGGTCAAGGGTAGTAATAAACGCATAAAGACCACCTTCCACACGAAGAAGCCCCAGAGGACCAACCACCGGGTGGCTCTCGACGAACTCGATACATTTCTGGAACTTGTCGACGAAGCCATGGATGCCATGAGTAACACACAGTATGAATTTGATAAAGCACAAGAAAAGCTACATAAACTATACGATTTTTGTGGAGAGGTACCATTGGATGATGAACGTAACTATTAAAGATTTGGGGGGAACTAAAGATACAATGAAAAAGGTTTTGGATCATGGATTTGTAGAGTTGGTGGATCACATGCCACAACAAGAATTGGACAAAGCGATCGTAGATGGAGCGCGTGTAAGTTATCAAACAGGTACCAAGACCACACGTGGAGACAGGGGTCTCATTCGTTACCTTGTTCGAAACTGGCACACATCACCCCTGGAGTTGGTCGTATTCAAGTTTCGTATTAAGGCACCACTGTATATTGCACGTCAGTGGTTGAGGCACCGAACAGCCTCTGTGAATGAGATGAGTGCTCGGTATTCTATCGTCGATGAAGAATACTACGAACCCGATATCCTTAGAGGACAATCGGCAGTCAATCACCAAGGATCGGAGGGTGTTGTTGAAATTGGTGACGAGTTGAACGAAACACTCTCCGCACAGTACAAGGCTGCATTCAAAGTCTATGAAGAACTCTTGGCTAAGGGGGTATGCCGGGAACAAGCGCGGGGTGTTCTTCCACAATCCACATATACCTCCTTTGTATGGAAGATGGATCTCCACAACTTGATGCACTTCCTCCAGTTGAGGATGGATCACCACGCCCAAAAGGAGATCAGAGACTACGCCGTGGCAATCTATGAGCTGATCCAACCCCTGGTACCAATCAGCATGGAGGCCTTCATGGACTTCCGTGTGAATGCCATGCAACTCACAGGACCTGAAATTGATGCCATTGCCGATGGCAAATCCATAGACAGCCCGGGTGAAAGAAGGGAGTTTGAGGAAAAACTAAAGAGGTTAAAAATAAATATCCCCGTATAATAAATGCTTGCCATTACAAACACACTTACTGTATTCGCTGCCGATAAGAAGAACAAGGGATTCAAAAAATTGAGTAAAAAAATCCAAAAGGAACGGGACACCGATGTGGAGAAGATCAAAGAGAAGGTCTCTGATATTTTCCGTGATGAACAGCGTCGCATGAAGGGATATCTCGATGAGCATAATAAGTTGATCAAGAAGAGTGACAAACCCAAAAAAAGTAGGAAAAAGTCTATCGATTTTTACGAAAAGTAAGCCATAAGGTGCACAAAACAAAAAACATCGCTAAGGGTGGATTATCCCCAAATTTCTCAGCCAATAGAGCGCAGACAACGCTGTACTGGACGAGCTTAATTTCCTGTTGTGTTTTTATAATAGAGCGTTTCATAGACCCCCTAGACTTTTGGAGACCATTTACCGTCGTATTTATTTTACTTACCGTACCAGGTATCTCCGTCGTCTTCATGAATATATCACCAACATTCACAGATTCTATTATTTGCTCTTGAATGAGGGGTTCCAGGTATGTGAAATAGTTAAAGTCTGGATCCAGTTTGAGACATATACCTTCTATTGTGGAGAATGCCTTGGCGAGATATATAAAACTACTCGGTACGACAAATGGTTTTTCAATCGCAAGTTGTGCAGCGAGATCATCATTTACAATTCCAGAACCGTCTAGGGTCTCTAAGTATCCTAGGATGGTATCAAAGAAGAGTTCAATATCAGAAACATCTGAAGATGTTGGAACAATCACACCTAATTTGACTAGGGTATCGACGATACCTGCGGTGTCCCTCGTGATTATAAACCCAAAAAGTTTTGTGAATCCGTCTCTAAGTTCTTCCGATAGTGGTATGAGTAATCCAAAATCATAAAATACAAGTTTTCCCCTTGGTGAAAATCCCAGGTTACCTGGGTGTGGGTCGGCGTGAAAGAGACCATTATCCATAGTTTGGATCACATATGCATTTATAAGGGCTTCACATATCTTCTTCTTATTCACATTCTTGTCTGTAATCTCAGTCAGTTTCATTGACGGTACATATTCCATCACAATCATCTCATCATTCGAATACTTTTTATACACTTTTGGAACTTTTACCCAATCAACATCTTTCATAGTTTTTCGAAACTTGATGGCGTTATTAATCTCCTGATTGTAATCCGCCTCACCTAATAGGTATTCTATAGATTCATCGAGAACTCTCCCTGAACTATTACCTGTATCTATACCCACATACTCGAGAAATTGTACAATGTCACGTATATTATCGGTATCTTCTTTCATGATGTCCAGAATCCCTGGGCGTTTTAATTTTACAACAACTTTTTGACCGTTTTGGAGTACGGCCATATGGACTTGTCCGATACTCGCGGATTTAAATGGTACAAGGTCAAATTCTCTGAAAATATCATAATCTACAATGGTATCGAATTCCACGGGAGGAACGTTATCTTGAAGTGATTCCAGTTCTTTTGTAAATTCCGGTGGATAGAGGTCTCCCCTCGTCGAAGCGATCTGACCTAATTTTACAAATGTCGGTCCGAGTTCCAGGAGTTCCTCTTTCGTCCATCGACCAAGTTCTGATTTATTTTTTACAGTCGCGTTTTTCCATAGAAACTTACCAGCAAATTTCCATGTTTTGATCTTCCTGTCAGATTTTGGTCGTATAGGAATTTGGTTCGCTACACATAGCATCCTACTTTTTGTAAAGTTTTTATTTCTTCGTATATTAAAATGAACTTTCTTAAACCACTGAGTGGTCCGATTGAAAAAGTTCTCAAAGTACCCATCATTTTCACACTGGTGGTGATGTATCAAGGTTTATTTTCACACAATGCGGTTGAAGTTCCGGAAAGATTGGCTAGACTTTTTCAGTTTGAATCATTTCGATTATTTTCGCTCATCGTAATTGCCCTCGCTGTCACAAGTGACGTGGAATATGCACTCCTATCGACATTGTTTTTCATTGGTACTCTATATGCCCTAAAGACACCAGAGGAGAGAAAAAAAACTGGTTTCATATAGTATATGTGGTGGATCTTTCTACTTTTATATTGTTCCTATCTCATCCTAGGTCCCCATTGGGAAACAAAACTCTTAAGGGGTGAAAGGTTAGCCATTGTTGATAGTGAAAGGGAACTTTTGAGACGCTCTATTTTTATTTCCTATGTCGCACTCTTGTTGATCTCCTGGTTTTTACTCTTTCCATCTGAATCGTCATTCATGAGCGCTCTTTTATTGACCGTCGCAGCAACAACCGGTTTTCACATGAAGTATGGACCCGAGAAGCCCGTCCCAATGCATCTTCTTCTGACCCTATTCCTATTATATCAGGGGAGATCATACATGTCTATCCAACTTTGGCTCACGATGGCGCTCATTACATTTTACACGTTGATGCATGATAAATTATATATCCCCTAATATTAGAATGAAGATTCATATTGTGGGTGCCGGACCGACAGGTATGTCCCTAGCTTGGGAAATACTTAGATCGGGTGAACACGATGTGACAATTTACGATAGAAAACTTTCAGCCGGTGGTTCTTGGTGGGAACCCGATGAAGACGTGAGAGATCTTCACGCGCACCGTATAGTTTTCGATCGCGCATTTGTCAATACCCAAAGTTTGTTTAGAGAAATGGGAATCAGGTGGGACGATATATTTGAACCAGTTAGTAAAGGTGTGTATAGTTTTGTCTTCAAGTCACTCAGTCTGAAAGATTATGGTGCCCTCACTTCACTATCTTTTAGGGTTCTAACCAAACCCGAACACTACAAGGGGGTCTCTCTAAAAGATGCTCTGGGTGATCTTTCAGAAAAGGGGGAAACTTTACTCGAACACCTCCCTCTGTTGATGGATGGTGTCAGGTGGGATGTCATGTCAGCCTACGAGTTTGTGAAAAGTTTTGACTACGTCGCCCTCTCTAAACAATACACCCAACGGGTCTCTGGGAAGGTCATGTGTGACGCGATGGAACAGGCAGTCCTCGATGCAGGTGCAAATTTTGTGTTTGGTAATGAACTCACGGACTTGGAGTACTTTGAGGATGGGTACAAGGCAACCTTTTCAAACGCGACCACGCTCGAGGACGGTATGCTCTTCCTCTGTCTCGATAACAGTCCAGCCATAAAGTTGTTAGGTGACAACTGGGGACTTGATGGAGAAAAGAAGGTCCGAGAAAGTACCTACGGGTGTATCAATATTCTTCTAGACTTTGACGAACCAATCAAAATTAAAGATGAGGTGGAAATCATAACATCCACAAAACTCCGACTTCAACCAGTTGTCTTATCGGATGGTGTGACAGTGTCATGTATAATCACAGATCTCAATGAAAATGTTATCAATACTCCACCAGAAGAGTTAAAAACCCTCGTTTTGGAGGAATTGGATGTACCCACCCCCAAAGAAATTCGAATAGGTTGGGGTGCAGATTGGGACGGTGAGAAGTGGCAATTTTCCCAATCCTCGGGGGTTCTCAGTCTCCACGGACAGCTCCCCTTTTTTGGGAAATGCCCCAAAGTTGCCATGTGTGGTATGATGTCCCCGAGGAAGACACCCTATTCGAGCATCGAAGCCGCCGTTGAGGTATCAAGGTCCCTCAGTCACCAGGAATTTGGCACGAGGGAGCCTCTCCAACCCATCCTTCTGACACACATGATTTTATTGATCATTGTGGTACTTATAGTTTTAATTCTACTCTATCGTAACAGAAACCTATGAAGTTTGTAGCCTCAGTATATGAACCCATGTATGAGTTTAACAGTAAAAAGTATATACGACTCAAAATCTCACAGAAAAGTGCAGAGAGTATCAACCAAATTCACGTGAATAAGGCGCACCTCCTATTGAATAAAAACATAGACATTCCACTTATCGGTCAGGTGCTCACGGTGAAGGTTCCATTCCGTTATAGGAGAGTGATGTGTGAAGTCAAGGGGAGACCCCTACAATCTCTTATAAAAGGTGATGAAATCGAAGTTGATGTACAGTTTAAGGGTGCTTGGAATGTCGGTGATTACTCTGGATTCTCTTGGTTACTCTCAAGTTCAACATACTCCGAAAGCGGGTGATATATCAACTCATTTAAAGTTTATCCTCTTTAAATCAGTATGCTCACTAGAACTGGGTACCTCGCCACCGAAGGACCCCTCCAAGAAATTAAAAAGGAACTTACCGTAAGACCTATAGTCAATGGGGATTATGGATTTCCGCCACCACCTTTTAAAGTTTTTAAAACGACTACAGGTGGTATCTGTATCCCGCGCTTCTATGGCATCGAGAAACTTGGTGAGCCCAAGGAGGACCGGAGACCCCAACCCACCAAGATTAGAACAAAGTTTGCCGGCACCCTTCGAGACGCAACACACCAAAATGAAGCACTTGCTGCAGCTCTTAAGGCGGGTCATGGCGTTCTCTCACTCCCGTGTGGTTTTGGGAAGACCACCGTATCCCTGGCAATAGCATGTAAGTTGGGCTACAGGACCATGATTGTCGTTCATAAACAGTTCCTGGCAGACCAGTGGAGGGAGAGAATCCAGCAGTTCTGTCCAGGGGCCACCATAGGGGTTGTCCAACAGAATAAGAAGGAGGTAGAATGCGATTTTGTCATCGCGATGCTCCAATCCCTCTCCTTAAAGGAGTATAGCTTTTCGGACTTTGAGAGTGTTGGGACTCTCATCGTAGATGAAGCACACCACATATGTGCCAAAGTTTTCAGTCAATCCCTCTTCAAAATGTGCCCCAAACATATTTTTGGTCTCTCCGCAACCCCCGAGAGGAAGGATGGTCTCACCAAGGTGCTCCATTGGTTTATGGGACCAACCTTCTTCGCCGTTGAGAGGAAAAATCAGGAACAGGTTGAGGTGTTCCCAATCACCTACGAATGCTTCAATTACAAAAACCCACCACCCTCTATGAGGAACGGGAAGATATCGATGCCCAACATGATCACAGAGTTGGTCGAAGACAGGAACAGAAACAAAATGTTGGTGGAGCTCGTTAAAAAAGCCTCAGCTGGCACGAGGCAACTCCTCGTTTTGAGTGACCGGAGATTTCACTGTGAATTTCTTCATCAATGTTTTCCCAAAAGTTCCGGGCTCTACATGGGTGGCATGAAGGAGAAGGACCTCCAAGAATCTTCCAAAAAGAAGATCATCTTCGCGACATTCAGCCAAGCCCACGAGGGACTGGACATTCCAACCCTAGATACAGTCATTCTGGCTTCACCCAAATCGGACATCACCCAAAGTATTGGGCGTATCATGAGAGAAACGAAGGGGAAGAAGAACAACCCACATATATACGACGTTCATGATCCGTGGTCTATCTTCACCGCGATGTACTACAAGAGAATGAAGGTGTACCGCCAAGGTGGTTTCAAAATTCATGGGAAATTCACCGAAGAAAAGAGGGGCGACTTCCCTCAGGGAAAGTGTTTGTTTTTATAATCTGAACACTTATTAAATGTCTGGTGCATTGATACAACTCGTCTCCAAGGGAGTTCAAGACATGTATCTTACGAGCGACGAGGGTATGTCGTTTTTCCGTACAAAATTTATGCGGCATACGAATTTTTCCCAAGCCCCCAAGTACATTAAAACTATTTCGGACAGTGATACTTCGATAATGATTCCAGTTTTGGGTGATGCCATCAATGGGCTTTGGTTCGAGTCAGATAGTACTAGTAATGACAACATCGCTTCGAATCTCTTTTACAAATCCACCCTAGATCTTTTCATAGGTGGTCAAAAAATAGACTCCCAACACTTTGATTATTATAGTGAGATCTGGCCAAATTATTTGGCTGATACCTACAACAAGTCACAGGAACTTAACACCAAGGCTTCACTGTCCAATAAATTTTTTGTCCCCCTCCACTTTTTTTTCTGTGATCATAAAGCATTCTTACCCCTAGTCGCACTCCAAAATCACCAAGTTGAAATACGAATCAATTTTGACAAGGATACGATCGAATCCATTCCAGCATCTGAAAAGAAAGCCAATATGTACGGGAACTATATTTACCTTGATACAGAAGAGAGAGAATCACTTGTAAAGCGATCCTTAGATTTCGTCATCACACAAACACAGAGAATAGAGTTCCCATTGAATAGTGTGACTGATAATACAACCGAATCTGGGGGTTACAATACACTCGATATTTCTTCCTTTAATCACCCAGTAAAGTCACTCTTCTTCGGATTTGGTGCTTCCCAGATAAATCCCGCATTGGATCGTTTTAGTTTTATAAACGCAGACCTATACATCAACGGTACACCACTACTCGAAAGTATGAGCCCTGTATATTTTCACACAGCACAAAACTATTTTAAATCATCATACGGTAAAAGTTATTTTAATACTGGAAGTCATTCACCAACGTATACTCGATACTATGCCTATCACTTCTGTATGAATGCATCCGACTACAACCCATCGGGGTCGTGTAACTTTAGTCGTCTGGACAACGCGAAACTCGTATTGAGAGGTGTCGAGGCCATTGATCGACCGTATATGTATGTATATGTCGTCAATTACAATGTACTCAGGATCAAAGATGGTTTAGCCGGAATTTTATTCGGCAACTAATGTAAATGGCAACACAAGCAGACGGAATTCTTGTAGCCGCTGGACAAATTTTTGTAAGTAGTTTGGATGCTGCACCAAGAGAACAAGATATTATTACAGGTGTCGCAAGTATTGACGCTGGTGAGATTGTAGCAGACCAGATTACAACGGCGAATCTTATCCTCACAAATAAATTAAATGCTTCAGGTGACTTAGAACTCACGGGTTTTACAAATGTTAATCGTTTGACAGCCACCCAGATTGGTATCGGCACCACAAATCCTGTAAATGATTTTCAAGTTGGTGAGGACCGTTTTATCGTCAGTCGTGTATCACCAAATATTGTCACAGTCCTCGGTAACGTATTTTCCACAAATCTCATCGCTACGAATCTTTTCAGAACCGATAACAATAAGTTTGTTGTTGATAGTGGTGCCTCCAATACCCTTCAAATCACCGGAAACACATATTCAACGAAGATTATAGCAGGACCACTTACAGAAACCAGTGCAGACGCGGCGTTGTTTCAAAATGGTAACGTTGTGATCAGTAACGGTGATCTTAATATAACAGGTAACATTGTGGTCGCCGGTAATGTAAGTATTACAGATACTCTGACATACTTGAATGCTGAAAACTTGATCGTATCCAATGCGTGTATTCAAATGGCTGATGGATACCCCGGGGGTGCGTATGATAATGCTCTGCTTATGACAGATCATCCCGGCGTCGAAGCGAATTTGGTGTTTGGATATAGTACGTCAAACAATGAATTCATGTTTTCAAAAACAATGGATAGTGCTTATACATTCGGTGGTCCCGGAGAACAACTAATCAATCTAGATTCGAACACAGTGAATGTTCATGTATATGGTAAATTTTACACTGATAGTAATGTGGGTGTCGCAAATATTGCACCCACACACACACTTTGTGTGGGATCCAATGTATTTGTAGATGATACGGGTTCTAATGTACTACATGCAACCGGTAACGTTTTCATACAACAGTTAAGTTTAGGTGATGGTGGTATTAGTAGTACGAATGAACTTTTACAAATTAATCCCTCTGCAGAGCCACCAATTGTTATGAATGCCAACGTTCAGATGGATTCATTTCGCACAACAGGAACTTCTGCCTCTGGTGTATCAAATGGCTCACCTACAGATACATTGTCTATAGGCACAAAAGTCTTTGTAAATTTGACAGCTGCCAATACCCTAACAATTTCCGGTAACACCGTCACTACAAACCTTGAGACACAGGTGGTAGCATCGAGTTCAAATATTCTCGTGCATGCAGATCGAACTGGTCCCGATAGCACTTCAAATGCACTCGTCCTCAGATCTGGTCCAACCACCTCTAATGTGAGCAGTATCGAAGTTTATGGCGCCAGTACGTCAAATTCACACCAAAATATCAGATTCAAAACAAAAAATACAGAGAGAATGCGTATAACCTCTAACGGGTACATTGGTATCGCAAATACAAGTCCCACCGAGGCTCTCACAGTGAGTGGAAACGTCCAAGTCACCGGGAGTAACGCCGTGGTCTATGGTAACACGTGGGGCTCTAAGGGGATGCGAATGTACGCATTACCAAATACAGGTGAAAACAAAATTGAAAATATTGTGAATACTGGGAAGGGTCTCAACTTCTTTGCGAGTACCACATCCACTATGGGTGCGGCGAAGATGACCATACTGGAATCCAGTAATGTGGGTATTGGGACAACACAACCCCAAAGCCTTTTCCAGACCTCTGGGGGATCTGCTTTCATTAATCAACAAGTTACACGTCGTAACAGCTACAATCATCTCAGCACACCCCTCGTTGTGAATAACACTTCGGAAATAACTGTAGTTAATACTACTTCAAATGTATTCCAACTCACTAGAGAAGGGACGGGTTCTAAATATGGCGCCAGAGCTTCTTTCAAGTTGGGTAAGTGGGACATGACGGATAACCAATCCAAAACACGCCTTGACATAAACCTGGCTGACGACGATTATGCAGTGGATACCAATATTATGACCATACGCAGTGATGGAAAGATTGGAATCGGTCATACAGTGCCAGAAGCCTTCTTAGAAGTCAAGTGTTCGGGTGTGGGTGACGTGGGTCTATTAGTGCATAACCACGATAATGGTGACGCCATAATTTCCACAAAGACTGATTTAGCCGAAGGAAATGCCTTTAGCAGTTACGTAAATGGAAATGCGGGCTGGTCCGTTGGTATCACGGGGGCAGAGGGTGATTTTAGGATTACTGAAAATGCGACAAAAGTTTCCGATGTTAATACGACAGCTATATACATCAACGGAGCAAATAGCAATGTCGGTATCGGTACAGATGCCACGAGGGGTGAGTTGGAAGTCAATGGTAACGTCGTCATTGGAAATATGCTGACATTTGGTGGTCTGGAAGCAAGTGAATTTGGGAACACCGCCTTCATAGAGAGGAGGTATGGTGAAGATCAAGCTAAGAATGAGCTTGTCATTTACAAGGGTAACAAGGGTTCTGGTTTAGAAGGTACCACGAGGATACGTCACATCGCCGCAGAACATCTATTTCAAACATACAATGATGCTGTATTTGATTTAGCTACTAATTTGCCATTGACCGAACTTAATACAGCTGTCGATATCCCTTTGCGTATCACACCTGATGGTGCTGTTATCATTAATGGTAAAGTGAATACAGCGCCCAGTGACTCTGCGAACAAACTCGTCGTCGCTGGTAATATTGAATTTACTGCAGGTGGTCAGTTTAAACTCGCGGGTATCGAGTTTGAAACGTCAAATCCTATATCCGGTGATTCGGTGAATATTTACAGAAATATTGCGGATTCGGGTACTGCGCGTGCAATGACTTTTGTTCATGAAATTTCAGATGGAGATGAATTCGAGTTTGCTCGTTTTAACCAACAGGGTCATTTGGGTATCGGTACAGACACGATTACCGGGTCGAATGTTCAGATTCATAACTCAAGTACTTCTGATTCAGATGTTTTGAAACTGACGAGTAACGCCGCTGTTAGTGGCACGACAAAGACTGGGGTACTTCTGTACCTCGACGATGAAGATGGTGGTTACATGAGGGGATATCACGATACAACCAATGACATTACGGGTCTAATTTTGGGTGGAGTACGCGACGGTACAGATGCCGATGCAATTCGTATTACACATACAAGCAACGTAGGTATAGGTACGACAAACCCACTTCAGAAGGCTCACCTTTATGATGGAACCTTTCTCATCGAACACGCGTCAAGCAACGCAGTGATAGAATTTAAGACAACTGGTGGTACATCAAACATTATCTCTGACACTACAGGGAATGTGTATATAAATCCAACATCTACAGAAACATTTATCAACAGCAACCTCACTGTAGAAAATGATATTACAGTCGGTGGAAACATCGACCTTGGTAACGCAGTCGCTATCGATTTGGGTGGTGATACTGCCAATACAGCACTCCAAGTTGGTGGTGGTTTAATAACAAATTCCAACCAGGTTGCATGTAAGAGGTATGCACAAGCATTTACAAGAAGTTCAGCTCAAAGTCAAGATGTCCAGTTATACTTTAGCGAAGGATCATTCTATGCGAAAATTGTAGCTGTTCTGCGAGAAACTGGTGATGTGTCGCGAATGAGTACTTTGGTGCTCGAAATACAGGGTGGAACACATGATCAATCCGTTTCCACTGTAGATATAGCAGTTGGTACTAACAATCTGTTTGGTGGTACCAACGATTACCCTTGGAGTTCAACTGTTTCAACTGCTAAACAGGGTATCATAATCAAACCAAATACAGGTAATACTTCAGTCCAAAATTACGACTATGATCTCTTTATAGAACTCGTATCTTCCCGAAATGGTAAGTTAGAATCTATACGAACAAATACAGGTGGTCACGGTAATGATCCGGATGCTTTGACTACAGATGAAATCACTTCATTCACATATTAAATGTACTATGAGGGGGAGAGACCCCACGGTAGATTCAATTCATACACCTACGCCCTGATGGTATCAGAGACGGCGAGTAAAACAACGCCGGCAATGAACCCCATGATGACGTAATTTAATTCAGTTTCTTCGCGACCAATTGGGGGCTTCACCTCCTCGGTCTTGGGTTTCACGACAGGCTTCGGCTGTCGGATAGGAGGCTCTAGTTCCTCCAGCGGACAATACGCTATCATTTATATACTATTAGAGATTAATTTCAGTCTTCTTCTTTCTCCTGGTTCGCTTGGGTTTGGAAGCACCGACATTGACCTCCTTGACTTCACCACCGGTGGAGTCACCCGAGATGGAGACGATGTCAGACATGTCATCGTCATCACTCTCCCTGGTACCCACACCCGTCGCCATGTTGGTGTTCATCGGTGGGGGTGGGGGCATCATGATCCCACCCATGAGGCTTGAGATATCTACACCGGGACCTTGCATCTCGTAGTTCCCACTGGTACCACCCACTGGGGCATCTGTGGCTGGACCGTCGGGGCTTCGTGTAGTGTTTTGAACAGCCGCCATCATATTCTTCACGAGGTCGGGGTTCTGCTTCATCACATCGTTCATGTTGGGCATGACTGACTTGAACATACTGTTCGTCAGGTGGAACATCATCGCCGAACCACCCAACATCATGATCAACTTGACCTCTGGGGCGACATTGACCTTAGAGCGATACTTTACATAAAGCTCCTCGAAGACACCATCGTAGTCGTCTGCACTCTCCATGACGGATTCAGACCAACCATCGAGTTGTATTTCAAACGGGTTGTACCTCTTATTCAGGAACTCCAAACCGGTCACACATGCGATGAGCATGCGTCGTGAAAAGCGGATCGACTGTTCAACATCAATACTGTAGGTAATTCTCTTAACCTCAGACCTCAACTCCTCCACGTTCGAATATGCGTTCAGTCTCTTATTTACGCTGAAGCCCTTCTTTTCCAGACGAGTCAATTTATTCAGGAGATCGGATTTCTCTTCATCTATCGAGGAGTACCCCTTCGAAGGTTGCTCCTCCTGATAAGTATCACCGGGATCCATGGGACCGTCGTCATCGTAAAAATTCTCTCCATAATCAACCTCCTCCTCCTGTTGGGTTGGCTGCTGGGGAGCAGATTGCTTATGGGGATTCACGAAAGCATCCATAGCTTCTT